CACGCGATCGCTAGCATCACTAAGGTCGAGAGTCGCAATTTCACGGCTCTTTGATCCCTCGAGTGCCATACGCTGGTTTGGTTCCTGGTCGGTGAAACCGATCAGGCCAGCGCTCACAGGATCCCCCTCGAGAAGGGGGACCAGAGCGCGCATCAGCCCCTGCTGCACGTACTGATGTGCAGTAGGCTCGATGGCGATCAGACGAGGCTTCCGCCTCGTCTTGGGTACAGGAGTGACCTTCACAGGTCGCTCCTCTAATTCGTTGAGGTACCGCGGTTGGTGCTCCTTGAAGAAGCGCCAACTGGGTAAGCAGTACTCCCCGTAAGGGAAGATGTGCTCGAGCCGATCCGTCCACTCCGGCTGTAGGAACTTCTCGTTACCGAGGAGCCCATCAGCTGTTGCGCCCGGACCATGGCCCACTGGAACCTGATACGCGTTGATACACGTTGTCAGGGAATCCAACTGACGCCCGAAGAGAAACCGGAACGTCCGCCTCAGAGAGGTAGACGCTACGGAGTCCCGAAGGTTGTAGTCAGTCTCAACAAATTTCCGCAACTGTGCGTTGACTGCTGCTTGAGGTGCTACCTCGTTGATCTTCTTGAAAAACAGAGAGATCTGACGAATGGCACGGATGGCAACAGGATCCGCATCAGTACGGACGCGAGACACATCGAACACTCTGCCAAAGAACCCCTGCATAAATGCAGGGTAACTGCGACCACTCGCACCCTTAAAGTGCGGGAAGTCAGAGGGCAGTACGTAGCCGCGCTCCAGGCCTCTCTCGAGGCCTTCAGCTAGCTCCGGAAGGGTCATCGTCAGAAACGAAACCCCTTCATGTTCGATGCGATGGGAGACCGTTTCGGTATCCCGTCTCACGGACACGCCGCACTCCTGCCCGCAGTCCGCGAGCAGGTTTTGGATCAAGATCTTCGAGCTTTTCACACCAGCCTCCAATCATTGGGAGCGAAGTGTCTCGAGCTCTCTCAGAACTGAATCCCCAAGATGAACACGACTGCCAGAAGCACAGCCATCAAGCCCAACGACCCGATCGTGACGATCGTGCCGAACAGGTAGAGGGCGAACTTCGGTGTCGTGTCCACCTCGAACGCACGCCGCGGATCTTCCATCCAAGGCCTCCCCCACGATGATACGTGAGAAGTTGGCCGAAGAGATGTAGTCCGAGAGTCCCTCTGCGAGCTTCGACAGCTCGGCAGAGGACCACGTCCCGTTGTCGGGACGACGGCACACGAACCAGACCGAGGCCTTGCTGATCGAAACGACACCCGTCGCTCCGGTCACAGGCTTCTTCTGGTCGAGACGCACAAGCGTCGACGCTCCGGTCTTCGCGTTGAACGTGGAAGAGATCGTCA